CTTACCATGACAATAAGTTGTGGCGTGACATGAAGATCAATGACCCAAAAAGTTTTAATGATGCAGTTTTATTTGATGAAGCTATTAGAACACAAAATAATAAAAACATAGAACAGTTTGTTCATTCATCATTAAAACCATTATCAGAGGTTGATTTTTCATCAGCAGAAGATAAAGGACAATTAAATTTTTTAGATGAATGTGATGGAATGTGTGGTGTTTAATAAATAACCCAAACAGCGAGGGAACTGCTTGGGTTACAATGAGTATATAGGAGTAAATATAATGCGTATATTACCTTTTGACAATACTAAATCTAGTATTTCAGCAAAAGAATTAGTCGATCAAATAAGCAAGAAAGTACCTGCACAAGTGCAGATAGATATTCTTCGATCTACGTTCCCCAATGGAACTGTTCGAGGCGACTTGTTTACAATCGGATCAACAGGTGGAGAGCAAGGCAAATCGCTCAAGATAGATATTAATCCACGCAGTCCATACTTTATGAAAGGACAAGACTTCAATGGAGGTGTCGGTATTGGAGGTATTGTAAAGATACTGATGGAGGGCAACAACCTTAAACTTCCAGAAATTAAAGAGATGTTTACAGATTATCTTGACGAAACAAGAAGTTTTGTTCGGGATAGACCAGCAGAAAATCCAGTTAAGCGTCAGATAGATATGAATACACCATTTGATGCAGAGCATAAATATGTGAACGCAGAAGGTACAGTAATTTGTTCGGTTCGTAAGTATCTTGTAAGAGATGGTGCTGGTAATACAATACTTGATACACACGGAAAACCTAAGAAAGAGTTTAGGCAGTTTACTGGTGAACATCCATACCCTCGTATGCCAGATGTCAGACCATTGTATAATATTCCGAACATTTTAGCATCAGACCAGGTTATCTGGGTTGAGGGTGAGAAATGTGCAGATGTGTTAAACGAAAAGGGTTATACAGCGACTTGTACAATGGGTGGAGCTGGTATGCTTACTAAGAAGTCTGCAACGCAGTATGACTTCTCACCATTGCAAGGCAAGGAACTGATACTGTGGCCAGATAATGACACAGCTGGTAAAAAGGTTGCAGAGCTTGTCCAAGAGCTATCTCTTAACGCAGGTGTAAGGTCTGTTAAAATACTGACACCACCAAGAGGTAAGCCCGAAAGATGGGATGTGGCAGATGCAGTAACCGAGGGTTTTGATATTAATAACTTTTTGCAAACACCATCTACGTTTGTAAAGCATAATATCAATTTACTTGATGACAGTTTGCTGATCTCAAGGTTTGTCGGTAGTGCTCCCATACAGAAGTTTATTGTTGAAGATACATTTCCAATGGGTGTGCCGATTATACTGTCTGCCGCAGGAGATGCAGGTAAAGGTATGTTGACATTAGATTTAGCTATGAAGGTAGCATCTGGAACACCAATGCAGAACTCTTTCGGTGGTACTGTATCAGAGTTTGGCAATGTGGTGGTGTTTACAGCAGAGGATGATGAAGCTGAGATGCATAGACGTATTGAACGACTTGATCCAGATAATAAAAGATTTCATTATGAGAATGAATTAAGAGTTGTATCATTGCCAAATGTCGGTGGTGTGTTTCCAGTATTGCAAAGTGTACACGGAGAACTGACGACTTCATCAGAGTTTGAGCGTATATATGAACAGATACTACAAATATCTAATTTAAAGTTGGTTATCTTTGATCCGTTGGCTTCTTTTGTACACGCAGATGTAAACTCTGATCCAGCATCTGGAGCTGCTCTAACAGGTTTGATGTCAAAAATGGGTTCGGAAACTGGTGCTTCAATAATGATGTGTCACCATATGACCAAGGTTAAAGATGATACAGTCATTACAACACCAGAACAAGCCAGAAACCTTATCAGAGGTACGTCTGCACTCGTTGATGGTGTTCGGTGTGCTTTTACTCTGTGGCAGTTGGACGAGAACTCTGCTAAAAAGCGTTGCAAGGAACTGAACATAGATTACCAGCGTAATCGGTGCTTTGACGGAGCAGTCGTAAAGTCTAATGGGCCAGCTAACAGAACAATCCGTAGATTTGTTCGGGATACAAATACTGGACTTCTGGTAGATCGGACTGATGATATAGAACAGTTGAACAATGCAACCAACAGAGATGTTAGAAAAAATGTTCTGTTTGACTGGATTCGGACTTGTGAATATGGAGGTCAAGCTCTTTGCCAGCAAGGAGGTGCAGATTCGTTGATGACCAGAATGGACGATTCCAACGCACCCAGGGAATTGTTCGGTTTATCACAAAGGGTTCTGGATGGTATTGTCAGAGAATTAATCACTGAAGGCAGAGTAGATAAATATAGTTTCTCAACTGCTGGTGGTCGTAAGTGGCTTGGTACTGTTAATGGTGCAATGAGTCGTGGAGAATACCAAGCTAGAACTGCCAGAGATAACATAAATTAATTTTTTTTAAAAAAAATCCAAGAATAATCCAATAATATGCGTTCTTTAATTGTATAGACATTGAACAACGCAAAAAGGATTATTAAAATTATGGATTATTTAATTAATGAAGATAAACCAAATAAAATGACAAGAAGAGAATTTTTAGAACTAATCAAATATATCGAAAAATATTTTTTAAAAGATGATAAAGATAAAATTGCTAAAAAAATGCTGAATGATAAACAAAGATGGTATTTATGGAATGGTGGCTTAACTGATGATGTACTAGGTGATTGGAGGTAAAATAATTTTTTTACTTATTTTGTTGACAAAGGGAAACCCATTGCCTATATGTTAATAAATTAATTATTTTATGGAGAAAGTTAAATGAGTACAGAAAAGGCAATCGTGTCAAAGGTAAATGATAACGTAGCATCTGTTGAATTAGATAATGGTTTAACTGTGTACGTAGATAATTCGACAGGAAAAAGCATTGTTCATATCATTG